GAGCTGCCGGTCTGGATACGGGAGATCTGACGCTCTAGGTAGGCCTCGAGCTCGTTGAGCCGCGCCGGGGTCGCGGTGAGACCGCGGGCGCCGGCGGCGACGTCAGCTGAGTTGAGCCCGACGGAGCGGGGGATGGTGCCGTTCCGCCGGGCATACTGCAGTCGGTAGGAGGCGTCGTAGAGTCGCCGTTCTGCGGCCGTCATGGTGTGCCGGTTGAGCGGGTCGCGGACGCCTGTCGCCGCCGCGTCGAAGCGAGCTGCGCGTCGAGTGGTGACAGACTGCCCGCCGATGCGGTAGGTACCGCGCCCACGGCCGGCGGCGAGGATCTGCGCGTCGCTCTTGACGCCGGGGGAGTAGTGGATAGCCACCTGGCCGCGCGGGAGGACGTACCCCTCGCGCTCGAGCATGCGGATCGCCGTGGCTCGATCGGGTGCGAGGCGGTACACGTCGTCGACGGTGAGACGGGCCGGTGTGCCGTACCGGAGCCGACCCTTGACGGTGGCGAGACCGCGCATCCGAACGTTCCCGACTCGGTAGATGTCGGCGCCGTCTCGGACCGCCTGGGCGCCCTTCGCGCCGAAGAGACGGTCCTGCTGGTTCGGAGCGAGGGAGTTGAAGTACTCGTACGGGTCCGTGCGGAGGTCGCCGGCGAGATCTTCGGCGGCAGGGATGTGCTGGCAGTCGCAGCGGGGGTGGCGTGCGAAGCCCTGGTTCCAGCGGAACCACTTGCCTGCGAGGAGGACGCAGCGCTCACAGCTTGGGGGGTTGAGCATGCGGACGTAGCCCGTCAGCTGGGGCCTCTGGGCGATGTCGACCCCGTAGACGCTGCGCCGGGTGTCGGCGAGGACCGTGAGCGTGAGCGCGGTGACGAGGTGGCCGGTGCGGGCGAGCGCGGCGTCAGCAGTAAGGCCCTCTCCGATCGCGCTCTTCGTCCAGATGATGGGCTGGTCGATGAGCGTGTCCATCGCGCGGCCATCGGGGGCCGTCGCGAGGAAGGCCGTCGGAGCGAGCCGACCAGTTGCGGGCGCTGTCTGCCTGGTTTCGGCGAGAACATCGTCGACATACCCCGTGGCGGCGTTGACCGTGTGAGAGCGCCCCTGGGCGAGGACCTCGCTGACCTGCGGCTTGATCCTCGCCCAGTCGGTGGTGAACTCAGGCCCCAGCTTCCGCCAGAGCTTGTTCACCGCTGCGGTCGTCGTGGTTGCGATCGCCTGCTGTCGACGCAGCTGCGTCTCCGCGGTTCTGAGCATCGTCGAGACCTCTCATCGCTGCTTCGAGCTGCGCGTCACGCTGCTCGAGCTCGACCATGTCGAGGATCCGCTCGATCGTCTCGGGGTCGATCGCGTCCAGCTCCATGAGGTACTCGAAGGGGTAGCCGACGGCCTTCTTCTTCACGAGCATGTCGGCGAGCTGCGCTTCGGAGCGGATCTCCGGGTTGGACCACCTCACGGTCGCCAGGCGAGCGGCCTGTGCGAGCTTCGTGTCGCCCTTCGCGAGCGCGATCAGTCGGTACACCTCGCGGAGCGCGGGCGAGATGAACGTCTGGAATTCCAGCGTCTTCTTGACGAGTCCGATCTCGGACGCCTTGAGCCCTTCGGCGTTGACGTTCGACATGCCCTGCTTGGTGATCAGGTAGGTGGGCGGCGTCCGGGTCTGCGCCGAGATGTGCGCGACGCCCTGATCGATCACCTCGAGGAAGCCGCCGAGGGCGGCCTTCGGGAACGACTGCGCCTTGACATTGTCGCCCTTGAAGAACGCGATGCGCTTCTCGTAGATCTCTTGCATCGGGACTGGCTTCTGCCCGACCAGCTGGCCGTTGTCGTCGAGGATGGGGATCATCGGCGGCTCTGTGCCGGTGATGATGCGCGCATCCATCGAGGCATAGTCGGCGGCCAGGAAGAGGTAGGCCCAGATCAGGTTGATGGCGTCCTGCATCGACATCGTTCCGGCGATCTCGCTGATGGGGTCGCCACCCAGGATGGGCCGGTTCGGCATCTCAACGAGCGGGACCTCGCCCATGGGGTTGGGCAGGGGCCACGGCTCGCCAGCCACCTCGCGGACTTGCCAGCCCCCTTCACCGGCGACCACCTGCATCTGATCAGCCTGCGACTCGTGATCGTCCTTCTTGGACGGGTGAGGCCGCTCGAACTTCCACAGGTGCTCGCGGGTGTAGAGGTTGGCGTATTCCTTCTCCTCGTCGACCCAGGTCTTGATGCCGGCCTTCCGCTTCCGCGGGTTGTACCAGTCGTACTCGATCTCCGCCTGAGCGCCCGTCTCCCAGGTGATCTCGGGCTCGTCGTCGTCGGGGTTGCCCCACACGAGAACGAAGGTGCGCGAGGTCACGAGGGACGCGAGGAAGCCCTGAGAGGACTGCATCTCCATCTCGTTGAGACGCCAGTACTCCCAGAGCTCCTTCGCGGCCTTGCCGTACTCGGCCTCGTCGAGCTTGATGCCGGTGTGAGTGATCCGCTCGGCCTCTGCCGACGCGACCGTTCCCGACCAGTTGTCCGAGAAGTCCTTGTAGCGGCTGGCGTTGGCCTTCTTCCACTCTTCGGTGGCGAATTTGAGCGGCTGTTCTCCACGGAAGTACTCGTTGCGCTCGTCGAACTCCGGCCGACGTCGGACGAGGCGCGCGTACAGGCGGTCGAGCATGCGCACCGCTTCGCGGGCGGCCGCATCGGTGAGCTCCATCCGCAGCTGAGTGAGTTCCACACGTTCCTCCTAGTAGTAGGCCCAGTTGGTCCCCGTGTCGACGAAGGCTCCCGCCGCGACCCCGTCGGCTGCTGCCTCATGGGCGAGGACGTCGCTCATCAGGTAGTCGATCTTGAGGTGGTCGGCGCCGGGGGTCTTGCCGATGATGTACTGGCGGCGACCGGTGATCGGGTCGAGTTGCCGAGTGCGCATGTTCGCGTGCTTCGCGTTCTCGGTGACGTCGTGGTCGCCGTCATGGTGGATCCCGCTGCCCTCTGGTGCGTACAGATCGGTGCGGTATCGCTCGAGAGCGCCCCACATGCGGCCGATCATGTTCGTGTGCCACTTCACGAAGATCTTCTTGCCGTGTTCTTCGGCGAGCTGATCGATCTCGGTTTCCCAGAGATACGGGTCTAGGTAGGCCCGCACGATCTCGAAGTCGTTCGCGATCGTCTGGAAGGCTGAGCGCACTTCCTGCCGGTCGATGCGCTTGGGGTCACCTTCCGGACGCCACAGCGTCGGTCGGTGGTCATCGCCATACGTCGGTGTGAAGTGGTAGAAGTCGCGGGTGCAGAGCCGGATACCAGTCCAGTCCTCGTTGTCGGAGCCGTCGAAGCCGAGCGCGACCTTCGTGCGCGGCTTCACGATGACGCCGCTGACGGCCTTCGCCTCGAAGCTGCCGGCCTTGAGCCAGGTGCCGGAGCCGGCGACGTCGCGGTTGCCGAAGAACCGCTCAGCCTGAGCGGGGTCTTCGGCGTGCAGCTCGTCGGCCTCGGCGTCGATCGACGCGATGTCGACCCAGGGGGATCCGAAGTACACGAACTTGTGGATCCGGTGACGATCGCGCTTGTTCGCGTAGATCAGCGTCGCCGGCGGCCTCCGCCAGTAGCGGAAGATGTCTTCCGCTGTGCTGTTCCAGGTGCGCTGCGCCACGCTGTTCTCGGACGGGTCGAAGGCGTTCGTCGTCTCCATCGTGCGGCCGCCCATACCGGCGGCACCGCGGCGCTGGGTCTCGTAGACCTCGACCATCTTGTTCTGCTTCGTCGCCTTGCCGGACTCGTCCTGGAGCGCGAACGAGATCGGGTTGCCGAGTCGGCTGCTGCCGCTCGAGGGGACCATGTCGATGCGGTCGAGCTCCGGGTCGTCGAACTGGCCGAGGATCTTGATGTGATCGCCGCGGACGAGCAGGAGATCGGACAGCGGTCCCAGCTGGATCATCGCGCGGAGCGGGCGGAAGACGTTCTTCGCCTGGTCTTGCGACACCGCGGTTACCTGGATGAGGGGGGACGGCTGGCGGATGCCCATCGGCTCGCCCGGGAGGTACTCGTACTCCCAGCCGCAGCCGCAGCCGAAGTCGCTGCAGGCGTATCCGTCGCCTTTTGCTGCCCACCCGCCGAAGATCGTCGGGCC